CCGGTATTTTTCCGGACGCCGGAGCATCCGAAATATATAACCATGTCGATCCACTGTATGTAACTTGATCGCCTTTGTAATAAACATAGCTTGAGTTAAATTCCCCCCTGAAAACGCCGATCGGGAATTCGTCTCCTGATGTGCTCTGTACAAGCGTACCCTTTAATCGTAATTTTCTGTCACTATTTTTATTCCACGATAATTCGCTATTGCCATCACCAAGAATAAGTCTATTTCCATCCAAATCCAACACACATGATCCGTCTGTTGATTCAATAACTCCTGTACGGATAAACTTTCCGTTAATTGTGGTAAATCCATACATCAGCGATATTGAACGGACCTGTAATTCCGAATCAACCGAATTTAATACGCCTATAAGGAAATGATAATAATTCGTATCTTGTTCAGCCTGTATCTGCTGCGCCGAAAACAACATTGTTCCACCTGTGCCGTTTTTCTCACATTTTGCGTAAATGTAATATGCCTGAAAATCGTTTGTTACAGTAACATCTCCATCTTGCAATACCCAATATCTTGGATTATTGTTTTCATCGACAATAGCATAATGTGTCAGTGTTCCACCTTTATAAACGATCCTGTTTTTGTTGCCACCGTAATTTGGCTGAAAAACGGTCCCCACAAGTACGAATTGCATCGATTTTGCCCCTACGGACAACATCATCGTTTCAATCGATTGTGGTTTGATTTTATCCGTATAATAGTCTCCTTCGACATCGAAAACCATCCCAAGTACTTCCTGTGCATTCAGCCAATTTCTTCTCGCCCTGGCCACATTTGCCAAATCGTTTATCTGAATAATTTTGTCGATATCTATTAAATCGGAGATTATTCTGTTGTAAATCGATCTTGTAACAGCCAAATCCGAAATGGTAAGATTATAAGAATATTCATTCAACAAATCCCTCGTAAATCCTTTTACGCGAATAAGTTTGTCAACTTCAATGTCGGAATCCTTAATAGGTATATAGTCTCCCACCCAGAAAATATTTGATTCTGCTTCGGTTCCGAATGTTTTTTTCAGAAAAGATTCATCAAGTGTCAATGAATATTGTACTTTCGGCTGACAATTTTGCGATAAATATTCTTGCCCTTTTTCAAATAATTTTTGCTCTGCCGCATCAATATAGCTTTGCGGCATGGCAATATCTGTCAACACATATTCGTCACCTGCGGCAAATCGAAATGCAGCTGACGTTGGCGACGGAAATTCCATGTCACGCTCGTCTTTAAAAGACTTTATTGTGAATGTCTTCGTAGCATGATCATATGAAGTAATTTCAAATTCGTATCCGGCGAGATTCCCTGTATTGAAATGCACTTTAGCCGGTGTTCCTGCAAGCAGATACTTCGTTGTTACACCATCAGTCTCCTTTTCGTTCAAGTCGAAATCCATCGTGTTATCGACAAATTTCAATAACGTATCTCCATGCGCCGTAACAATACCGATACGATGAGGATAAATATCATCAAAATATTTTGCATTTTCCCAAACGCCATATTTCGCTATCGATTCAGCATTTTCAATAAAGCTTTGTGATTTACTTTTGCCAGGCAAGCACAGTCTCGTTGACCTGTATTTTGACGAAATATTCTTTGATCCGCCATATACCTTTAATCTGTTTACAATGTTGGAAGAAGAAACTTTTTCTCTTGTCAGTTCGTAAATACCCTTCCCTTTTCCGTATTGAAAAGTAAATGCGATTGTTTTTCCGGCTTGTCGTATATTTATTGTTCTTATACCGTTTTGCGCAATTGCAATGTCGAATTCCTGATTATATTCCTCACATAACCGCTGTAATACGGCAAGACAATTATCGGTTTCGCTAAATGTAAGCGTTTTTGTTTCAGTATCATCAGGATAAGTGCCAAGAACCCATTTACCCGGAAAAACACGGTTTATGTTTGCAATAAGTACGTCAAGAAACAATTTCATATTGCCGGTAAGTGCATCAGCGTATAAATCGGATCCCGTCGTATCGATATTTATATCGTATGTTATCCTCGACAAGTCATACTGAACGCCTTCAAATTGCAGATCATACCTGAATTTGTTTTCAGATAGTTTCGTTTCCTTCGGAGGGATATTTAACGTATAATCTCTGCCTATAATAGTAATTTTATCGCCGATCTGGAAATATAACTTTGTTACCGATTCCAACGATATGTCCACAGTATCATTCCCAAGCAATTCAACCGATTGCGTCGCTCTTGTTACATTTATAACCGAACTTCTCTGTCTCAATGAAATTGTACTTCCATCTATATGTGTAATAATGAATTGTTCCATGTGAATTTAAATTTTATTCCATACAATTATTGCATTTGTTGAGAAGTCTGTTATTTCATCAATACATCCAGTTATTACAGGGTAATAATCACCGTTTTGTGCATAATTATGCGATATGGTCAGATTTTCACCGCTAACATCAAAATCAATCGTGCCGTCACCCCAATAGATATTGACCATTTTTGTGGTGGTCATGGTGATTGTGCAAGTCTTTGTCGAATCACCAACCCGAATGTGTTTCAATATCCGCTTCACCGGTTCCGGTTCAATCAAATTCAGCTTGAATGTACCTACCATCAAATTATCGTTCCATTTCTTGGATACGGCAATTTCGTCTTTACAATAAACCTCGTAAATAAGCGGTTTTGTGGGATGAATATCAATAACAATTCGTTGCGTGCCTGCACTATTAAAAAGTTGTTCAAATTTTGCAACTTTCATAACAAACTCACTCTTTGAATTTGCTTTAATAAAACACGAAAGGACAATCTTACGTGGTTCATAAAATTTATGATTAAGATCAACTACTTCACCGTGATAATTGTCCCACGAAAGAGAAGCAGGCTCTTTCAATTTCGGACGACTCACAACGCCTTCTGAATCGGAAACATATACGCCGTAATCTTTGAAATCGACTCCGTCAATAGTATAAGATTGCAACTTGCTTGCTTGTAACTCTGTAATTACCTCACTTTGAGATAATGCCACATTATAAATCTTTACATCATCAAGCAATCCCAAGCCATAACTTCCACCATAGTAGTCCTGATTCAGTGAAATGCCCAACAATGTACCGGCCTTATTTACTGTTTTAATCAATGAAGAATTGACATAAAAATTAAACATAGAACCACGCCGGATTAATCCAAAAGAAAACCATTTTCCTGGCTTTGCTTCAATAGGCACTTCAACGTAATTTCCCAAACCGGAAAAATTCAAAAGCCAAGTAAATCTTTTAGGTGAGCCGCAATCAATGTCGCTGCTTTGCACCCACATAAGCATGGAAAAATCCATTGCCAAGTTGGAAAGAACATTTTGCGAAATTTCGCAAGTTGCTTCACCGCCGTTAAATTTGATTGCATTGCCGTTCTTTCCTGCAACAAAAGTTGCTCCTAATACTTGACCATCCGCACGGTTTCTGCTGTAATCGTAAGCAACCAATGAACCTGCCGGTTCATCAAAAGGTAAATTCAGTATTATGTTATTTGAATCCATATCAATACGTTTTTTTATGTTTTTCTATTATTTTGACCATTGCCGAACCTGTTTTGGTTGAATGGATTGTTGCATTTCCGTATTTATTAATACACACTTTGGCATTGTCTTGTGCGTGAATCATAACAACGGAATTATCAAACACATCAACCATTACAAATGCGTTGTCTTTTGCGATAATGTTCAAATCCGATTCATTTTTTACAAATACTTCCGAAACACCAAATCCGTTGATTTCAACGCGTCCTGTTGTAGCTCCAAGTGCAACGCACTTTTCCGCATTAACCAAATCGATGGTATCATCCAAAAATACCCCGAAATCTTCCATGAGGCCTTTAAAATTGGCACGTATATAGTCGTTGTTCGGGAAATCATTTGCAAGGCAAAAGTCAATGCCTTTCAAATACATCCGGACCATTGCCCGTTTGTCGTCAAGCGTTTTTAATTCTTTATACCAAGATTCACATATTCCTTTTCGTTTAGCTTCCTTTGCGAGTTCTTTTGATAACTTCATATCTTTAAGTATTATAGTGATACACATTGGTTTACGACAAACCCTGCGAACGCAACGAATTACCCGATTGCGCTTCAAGTAATGTTACAATTCTGTCAAGTTTGGTCAAATGAACATTATACGACGTGTTTTGCGCAATAATCGACAAATTCATAAGCTGCTGCCGCAAAATATCCGATGCTTCAATCTGATTGATCCTAATTGCGTTCATTTGCCCTGCCAGGATGCTTGCCGTTTCTTCTGTTACTCCTTTTACTGCACCTGTTAAAGATACATCTGCTTCCGGAGTCTCGATATCCTGAAATATTTTCTCGTATTGGCCTAATGCATTATTGAATCCATTTGTTATCGTTGAAACCTGTGCTTTGAATGCTGCTATTTCGGCATCTGTCAGTGTGTCGAACACAAATTTATCGCCTTCCCAATATCCCATCGATTTTTCCAAGCTGTCCAATGCCCCTTGCAATTGTGTTTCGAGAAAATTCTTTTTCAATTGATTCAAAACGGCTTGCTTGATAATATTATCTACCGTGTCGCCAAATGAGCCGGCAGCATCTTCACCCTTGCTGAACGCATTTACCAATGCATCGCCCAATTCGTCCGCGAAGCTTTTTGCATCCGTTTGAAGTATATCTGCCGAAATTTCATCCAACATATCCTGAATATCGCGTCCCAATTGATCGTATTGGTCTTTATACTCGTTGACTTTATCCGAATCCGTTTTTTTCTTTTTTTCTTCAGCTTCCCACATTGCTTTTAATTTCTTCCTCTGATCTTCCATGTTGTCAATTGCTGCCTGCTGTTGCTTGTAAACGGCGCTTCCTAATGCTTTGTCAATCTCCCATGATAATTGTGCATATGCTGCTTGAAGTCTTCCGACTGCTTCTGCATGTTTTTGAATGGATTTTTCTATTTTCCTGTCTTTGCTGCCAAATATTGAAGAAACAACATTTGCAACTGCCTGAACAGCCACCAATGCTGCCTGTATAATAGCAAGGACAACACTTGCCTTTTCCGCCGTTTTTATTGCTGTTGTCACGGCAATGGCTACACTTGCAACGGTTGCCATTGAAGAAATGGCGGTTGCACCTACTTCCCCAATTGCATCTTTTAAGAAGGAGGCGGAATTGATGGCATTAGCAACAAAATCAAAACTTTTTTCGGTCGATTCTGCAAGTTGTTTCCAATTTTGTTTTATTTTTTGTGCTGAATCTTTGGAATCTTCACCGGCATCATCAAATATTGCTTTCAGGCTTTCACCTACCTGTTTAAACGGATTATCTGCAATCAATATCCGTCTTGCCTCATTCAATTTATCCCGTATTGCGTTCAGATCAATCGGATCAAATACGCCGGAAAGATCATCGAATTTGGATTCTATTTCATCAATTAAAACAGTGATTTGTTGTGCCGTTAATTCATCGAGATTGCCGAATAAATTTTTCCACGCCTCCGTACCTGTGAGCTCCTCGCTTGCAAGGGCAGAAATAGCTTTTGCTTGCGCTTCATTCAGCTTTGAAATCAATTCTTCATTGTTATGCTCTTGTGCAATTCTTCGTTTCTCGTCATATTCATCGATAATGGCTTGTTTTTTTTGTTCAAACGTACCATATGCGTTCAACATTTCATCATATTCTACGTCTCCTGTTCCCTTTGATTCTTGTTCATAACGTTTTTTGCGATTAGCTATTGCTCTTTCTGCCTGTTCCCGCTCGGCATCGGTTGTTGCTTCCAGCCTGCGTTTTTCGAGTAATGCCAAATCGTTGTTATAATCCGTTTCCAGCTTTATTTTCCTGTCGATGTACGATGCATAATCTTCCAATAATTGTTCTGTTTCCTCTTTTTGTTGTTGCAAAACAGATTTCTCGGCCTCTTCGAGTGTTTCTTTTTTTTCCGTATCCAATTCCGTACCGTCATTCGCCAACTCTTTACGCTTTTGCGCAATAATATTCAACATTTCAAGCGTGTTTCTGGCATTATTCAATTGCTCGGACAATTCTGTATTGAATGTTTCCAATACTGTTTTCTTTGTTTCTTCAGCTATTTGATCATTGAGCATGCGCAATTGAGCATTTTGCTCTTTTGTGCGGCTTTCTATGTCAACAGAAAGGATAATATCACGCTGTTTTTTAAGATAATCGATATAGGTTGCGCCTTCTTTTAAAAGGCCTTCAAATTCTTTATTAGCTGCTTTGGCAATAGTCTCATCTCCCGAATTTATCCACTTCATAAAGCGGGTGTATTCTGCTTTCTGTTTTTCGAGTTTTTCTAAAAACGGATCTTTTACGGTCGTTTTACTTTCAGCGCTTTTTGCACCTGTAATGCGTTCTAACTGTTTTTGCCAATCCGATATTTGTTTGTTTGCTTCTTGAATAGCTTTTGGATCGGAAAGTTTTTTAATATATTCCTGTTTTTCGGAAATCATTTTTTCGTACCACCCGACAGTAAATTTATCATATTCGTCACCTCCTTCAATTCCGGCTTTTTTCAAAATATCGAAACCTTTTAATTCTTCTGCCGCTGCGTTTTCATAACCACGTTTAATTTCTTCTTTAAGATCTTCCAATTCTTTCTTCTTCGTTGTTTTTGCTGCATTTTCCGTTTCGTATGAATATCCGCTGCCAAACATTCCGTAAGAAGCAGCAACGGTTTTGGTATCGCTCATTTTGGAAATTTCCTGCTCCAACTCCATTTGCTTTTTTATCTTTTCCATCGATTGCCGCAGATAGATGGACGCTTTTGCTTTAGCAATTTGAGCATCAATAAATGCATCTTTGTTTTTAACCAACAAGTTTTCCGCATCGGCAACATCATTTACCGATGAACCCAATTCATCGAATGCCTTCCTGTTTTCGTCTATAAAGCGTTTTTTTGCATCAAGATTATCCCCGAGAGCGGTCCATTTTGCCGACAACATCTCGATTGTACCAATCGGTTTATATGCTCCTTCAATGATCGCTTCACTGAATTCTTCTTGTGCTTTCTTTGCTTCACGCTGTTTTTTCGTCAGCAAACCTACCGCCGTTGCAAGAGCAGCAACTCCTGTAATTATCCACCCGAATACCGGAATTGATTTAATAGCTAATCCAACCGCCCGAAATGCACCTGCGAGTGTCAAGTTTGCCGCTGTTCCCGTTGTTGCTGCAACCGTGTTTGCTGCTTTACCTGCCGTATCCAATGTTTCTGCAGCTGCCGATTCTCCGGTTGCTGCCGCATTGGCTTGTTTCGCTGCTGTATTAGCCGTTGTTGCAACAGTTTCTGCAGTTTCTGCAACCGTTGCCTTTTCAACTATCTTGCGCCACCATTCTTTTAAACCGTTCAGGGTTACAAGTTGGAATGCGGAATCTTTATTCAACGTTTGTGAAACTTGTTGTAATCCGATCGTTATGGCCATAACAGATTGTACCTTTGTCATCACCTTTTGCAAATCATCATTCTCACCCGCAAACAAAGAAACCGCACCTGTTACTGCCGAAAAACCACCGGCTAAACCTGAAAGTCCACTTATAATTCCTTGAAATTGCGCCTCATCACTTGCAAGTGTACGCCCTTGTTGTGTAACATCACTTTGAATATCAGTAAGTCGCCCAAGTTCATTTTTCAAACGCTGATAAGCTTCTGATTGCTCATCAATTCCCTGATCAACCAACCGCATCATCTCTTCTCGTAATTCCCTTATACGTGTACGCATAGATACTTGCGTGTTTGCGTTTTCTTCTTGTTTTTGCGCCAGATTTTCAAGCGCATTGGATTGTTCACGCAGCGTTTGCAATTCTTTTTCTCTGACAACTATTTCCCCCTTTATTGCTGCCTGTTGTTTCGTGATTGCATTGTATTCTTCGTCTCTTCCTGCATTAAATGCTATTGCGGCTTGTTGCCCGAGACGCCGATATTCGGCTTCGAGTTTTTGTAATTCTGCTTCATGCAATTCGCAAGCGGCTCCTATCTGGCTTAATGCATTCCTTATTTCTTCAGCTGTCGAATAAAATGCAGCATCCATCTTTTTGCCTCCTGCAACGGTCCCATCAGATAGCCCCTGAATACGACGCATTGTTTCCTCAATAGCCGCATTCATTTTTTCATTATCGAGCGAAGCATCAAAATGCAATCCGCCACCTCCAATTTCTGCCATAATTCGTTTTACATTAAGCTGTTCACGTAATTCATTATATTTTCACTGTTGTTCTCTGTCAGTTCAATTTCATCGTCTGCTTCTATATCGTAGCTCGGAGCATCAATCATCATCCGTTGCACCAATCCCCACGCAATGCCATTTACCAAATAATCATAAGTCCACCCGAAGTGCGCACAAATAGCACCCCTGCGACCGTGCGGACTGTTTAGACCTCGTTGTTTTCCTCTATCCGATCCGGCATTGTGCTTCGGTCGCCTGACATCAATCGAATAGAGTTCAAAAAATCCCCCAGGTTACACATTGCATTTATCAATACGGTTAATTGATAAAGCTCGGATGGCTTTATTTTCCTGGCAAACAATTCTGTTAATTCTTCAAGTCTCTTTGTATCTTCTATGTAATGCACAGTTCCGCCTTTTCCGGGTGTAGGTATCAAATAATCAGAACCCAAAACGGCAATAGCAACAACCCTTGCACAACGTATTGCATGTTTGTGAACGATAGATTTTGCCTTCTGCATTCCGTCTTCTGATTTTAAAGCAACTTCATCAATGGCAAACTCTATCCATTCTGCCGAAAGGCGGTCAAGTGTTCCAAGTGTTGGTTCTTCGATTTTGAATTGCTTGCGGATCTTAACCGGAACACGCTTTTTGAGCAATCCCCAAAAGCGTTTTTTTTCCTCAAATTCCGTATCCTCAACCTCAAATTGTACTCCTTTGTTTATAAGCACATTCAGTTCGGCTTTCTCTTGTTCAAGTGTCTTTTTTTCGTCCATTGTCGTTTTTTAGTAAAAAAGCCCCGAAAACGATATAAGTTTTGGGGCTTTCGGCGTTTATACATACTTTTTCATGTTATGGTTTTGGAACCGCTCTAATAGCTTTCCCGCTTGTAACCGACATGGGAGTAACGGTGAAGTCGATCAGAAAGATACCCTTAGCCGATACATCTGCATTGATTACCGCCTCAATATCACCGTTCGGAATTTCAAAGTTGAGTCCCTGTTCGGTTTCAACTAAAATAGCTTTATTGGCAACAATTTCATCGCCATCAAATCCCCACTTTGGCGCAAGTTCAGTACCAATGTTCTCCCCGCCGATATAATCAATCAGCGCCTGAACATCGGCATCCATAATTGAAAACGTCAATTTCGGTATTTTCTTTTGTTTTTTGCGCACTTCCGGGGCCGATTTACCTTCTTCGAAATGTTCGGTAACTTCAGCAGCATCTTGTACAATCTTTGCGGTATCTTTGTATGTTTTGCCAATTTTTGCCATAGTAGTCGGCATTACACCGTCAGGTGCCGCTTCACCAACCTTAATTTGTGCTAATCCTAATGTTATTAAGCTCATAATAATAATTTTTTAGTTTGTTTGTATGTTCCAATTTATCCGAATATTAACGAAATGTTGATTCACACTCGGTTCTGCCAATATGGTTTGACTTTCAAGTATAATTTTCAACCCTGTTATATTCGCATTTCTTAGTGTTTCGATTGTCATATTCGACAATTCTTTCAATCGTGTGCGATTCGCTTTCAGTTGTTGTTTCCCGCCAATTGTAACTACTTTGTCCGGGACAAATATGTTTACATTTGAAGTTCCTACCTGAGGCATATAATCCTGATTCAAATCGATACTGTTTACGACAATGTCTTCTTTCGTAGAATCATCCGGACGATCATCACCGACGTAAATGCCGCCGGTTATTGCGGCACTTACGGGTGACTCTCGCAACAATGAAAAAAGAAATGTATCTGTATCAAACGTAGTCTTCATACCCACAATCTGTTATGTAATTGACCTTTATCGAATTTCAATACAACGCCTTGTATGCGTACATCAGAACCATTCTCATCATCAGCAACAAAAATATTTGTACCAACTTCAATCTTTGGTGAATCTTTTGGAAGATGTATCAAAGAAGTAAAAATGTGAAATGTTCCGCCTGCAACCTGTATTTCAGCGCCTCTACCGTTCGTTTCTTCACGACAAGCAGAAATAAATTCTGTTATCGTTTCCGAATCAGTCCAATTTCCTTCATCATCTTGGACGGATTCACCGCCAGCGACAATTGCGAACAAGTAGTGTGGATATTGCTTAATCATTACCAAAAATTTGACCGGTTACGAACTTTCGGGCGACCAACCAAAACATTTTCAAGACCTAATTCATTGCACAAGGCATTATAATACAGCTTCACGGCTTCCATATTCCAAGAAACGGAATACCCGCCCTCTGAAACGTTTTGCGTTGCCCCTTTCAGGACAATGGACATGCGGTTGTACACCGCTTTGTCGCAAGATTGGACATCAACAACGCTTTCACCGCTAATTCCGCTTTTCAAAAGAATAATATCTATATCATCCTCCGAAAGATTCAACCCGTTCAATGATTTGGTCAAATATTCTTTGTTTGTCATCACACACGCCTATTAATTACGGATGACGTTTACCACGTCATCCGGTAATTTAGTTTTTATTCCAAGAAGTTGCGTCCACCTGCATAAGCACAGAACGACCAGCCAAATTCCAAGCCGGGAAAAGATTTGCAATACCTTCTGTTACCTCTTTTACGGGGCTTTCTTCAGAGTATTTTTTGATCAACGTGTGCCCATTAAGAGCCTTGACAGCCGCACTTCCTTCGAGCTTCAAATCAATCGGCCTTTTCCAGTACGTATTTCCGAGAATCTTGCTTTCAGAGAAAAGAATTACGTTTTCCTCGAAAGGATTAGCAGTTGTACGACTTCCGTCTGCAAGCTCAAGAGTAATATCTTGATCGATCACAACGATTTGGAGCCCTCTGAAAATCTGGCTTTGTTTACTCAAGTATGCGTTTACCGTTTCCAAGTTTGGAGCATCTTGTGTGTTTGCGACGTTCTGAACAAAAGAAGCGCAACGTTTGTACACTTCTTCCTGATTTGCAAATGTGGTGAACGTATCGAGGCTCATAATAGCGAACTTATAGTTTGCCCCTATAGATTTACCGATTCTTAGAGCTGCAGGAAAGTCCTTAGTGAAAGGTTTTCCGGCCGTACCGGCTGTGTATGAAGTATCAACACCAATTTTCTGCGAACCAGGAATTTGATAATCCACATCGTATTCAGTTACGATAGCGGCATTATTTGAGTTGGTGAATTTCACTTTACCCAATGAAATTTGCTTCAAAGCAATCCATTCGGCACGTGCGGCCACTCCATCCCAGCAATACTTTGTATCTTCAGCCCAAAATTCGACCAAAGCTTTCAGGTCGGGATTATTCCCCGACATTGCAACCATGATGTCATATTCGGTCAATTCGTCTTCCAATTTTTCGCGAGAAATTGAAATTTTCGGAATATCGCCCTGAATTCGGCTGATAGCTTCTCGAGTTTTTCTCGGAATTGTTGCACCCCTTGATACCAAGTCGGCTGCTATTTTTAAACCGGCTTGAGCTTCCAACATTTTCCATGTCAGAAAATTAGTTTCTTTCAACGGGAAAAGGGTTGGATAATAGAAGTCTTTCAGATCGTACGTCCGCACAACAGCTTCAATATCTTTTTCATTCAACCCTATCATTAACGATTTCTGCATAATTATTTATTTTTTAAGGGGTTAAACATAAATTACACCTTTCAGTGCAGTTTTTATTGCATCGGTAACTTTCGGTGCGTTTGCTTCTTTAATTACACCGATAACCCAGGCAGAAACAAACAGATTGTTTCCTTCTTCAACATCTTCTGTCGATCCTGCAAAGGCTGACGGAGTAACTGCCAATGTCTTGTTTGACCCGGTAGTTTGATACGCAACGGTATTGGCTGAAATAGCAACACCAAGCGTTGTTCCTACGGTGATAACATCTTTTGTTGCATTTGTTTTATCAATTGCGCTAATCGCCTGTCCATTTGCAGTTCCTGCTGCAAAATAATCGCCTACTTTGAAATGGTGCCCTTTCGCAACCTCATAAGTTGTTGCTGTATTGGTTGCATCGGTAATGATTTGAGCCGTTTTCACAACCTTATATAAACCATTTGCCCCAACACCAATCGGTGTGCCCTCAAACAGAACATTGCCTCCCAATTCGGCAACCGATACGGTTACCCCTCCAGGAATATCGGCAATTCGATGAAGCACACACTTAGCGACACGATTGTCACTTTGTCTTTTTATTGTAAGTGCCATATTAATTTTGTTTTAAAAATTAAACTTCTTTTCCCGAAAGTTCATTGCTTTCGGTTTTTTTGCTTTCCACATAGTCTGCCACACCTTTTGAAATACCGGCTTCCGTCTTTTGCGCGAAAATGGGCTTTCCGTGACTGCCTAATGCGGCATTAGCCATGTTTTGATTTGCCATTGAAATTGCTGTTTCCTTTTCAGTCAAGTATTCAGTAAACGCTTCGTCCGAATCAAACTGCATGCGCTGAAAATCTTTCAGGGTTTGTGCTCTAAAATTATCATCTTTGCATGCAGCAAGTTTTTCGTTCAAAGTCTGAAGCCTCGTTTTTGCAATATCGCCTGCTTTATACTTTTCCAATTCCGTTTGTAGCGGCTTTACGGCTTCCGATATTGCATTCTTTATCATTGTTGCAATATCCGGCGTGTCGTCGCCATTTTTTGTCTCCTGTTCAACCAATCCGGGTTCTTGTGTTTTCTTTTCGACAAGGTCAAACTTCTTTTTCAAGTTAATTTCAAAGGTTTTATTGCTTTCAGAAACCTCTTTGTCCACGTCTGCGCGATATTCCTTTACGAAATTATCAACCTGTTCTTTGGTTAATTTTTCAACAATGGTTTTCGCTTCATCTTCGGTTGTAGCCTGTAACGCAAGAGAGCGTGCCAGGTGGTTTAAACCGTCTTTGCGCACGCCTGGATACGTTGACGACAGTAGTGCGAGAATTTTTTCTTTCATTTCAATGTTTTTAAAATTTACAAATCAATACAAAACAAAAATAATCTGTATTATAGTAATACATTATATTTTTAATACATACTTATTCTTTTGTTATTCACATTTTGCATTGCAATGGCATTTTTTTTCTTATTTTTTTGTTGTAATGATTGTTTTATTAAATAAAATGTATATCTTTGTAGTGTATTA